CGGCTGAGACTTTACTGATAGTGTTTCTCGAACAAGTTGATGGATAGCGGTGCTCGGCTGAGACTTTACTGATAGTGTTTCTCGAACAAGTTGATGGATAGCGGTGCTCGGCTGAGACTTTACTGATAGTGTTTCTCGAACAATCTGCGAGACGTTAGTCTCAGTTACCCCATTGACTAGCGGCGTGATGCCTACAACCTGAATTGCCCCGATAAGGGGATACACCCGTCCGGGAACGAGCGATCCGACTGGTACGGATGCAACGGGTATTGAACCGGGGGGGCTAAAGCCAGCCATTATGAGTTAACCTGCAGGATGCCGTTAACCGTCTCGAACGTCAGCGGACTGGTGCTTGCCGTAAGTGAGGTTCCGCCCGTGAGGTCAATGTCCACATAGCACCATAGGTCCTTGTTAGCATTCGTATCATCATAGATCGCCGCATATTTGAAGACAAGGCTACCACTCAGGGTCCAGGAGGGATTCGTGGCCTTCCATATTGTCAGCGCACCGGATCGGGTTAGGGTGATGCCGGATAGTGCCTGACCCCCCGCCGTATAACCGCTCGCTGTATCAAGCTCCGCGGTGAGGTCGGAGTACCGGCAGTCGGTTGATGTTCCGGCGAACCCCGGCGTTAGCGCCTGAGTGGAAGTCAGCAGGACGATCTTGAAGTTGTGACTGTCGAGGCCGATCAGTCCCTTTGAGAACTTCTCGACTCCGATGTTGAAGGGTGTCCAGGGTCCTGCGGCCATTACGGATTTCCTAACTTGAAGCCGATCTTAGCGGCGGCGAGATCAGAGCCCACCCAGGCTACACCTGTGTTGGGATCAGTGTCAAAGTAAGAGCTCATCCAATCGACGGCAACGGGGGCAGACTGATCCACAGTACTACCGCTGACCGTCATTGCACCAGACTTCATTCGGAGGTTGAGTGTCCGGGCACCCGCATCCAGCTTCCTTACCTTCGCCTTCACAGCGACGGAGTAGACTGTCGAGGGCACGGACAGGAAGTTCACCGGGGTATAAAGGTCCTCAGCCAAACCCGTTCCCGAAGCAACGTAAGTGTTGTCATTGTAGACATCGATGCCTAACGATCCTGAGTTGGGACCCGTTGAGGTGATAACGCCATAGATCATTGCGGAGTTCTGACCCGCGGTCATCGCCGGCGCAGTTACCGGCGCACCACTCGTATAGGTATTGGCTGCGCGGTATCCGTTGGTAAGAAGTTCGCTGTTCCTTATGTTGATCGCGGTGTCCGTTATCCACCCAATCCAGTAGATCGTTCCGGCCACGACTGTGGGAGGAGTTGACAGCGGGAGGCTTTGATTACCATTGATACCCACAACCTCAGTACCCGTAGAGAGCAGAGTGTTGGGAGCACTACCCGAGCCATTGTCTGAGTAGACTACACCCTTGAGCTTCGCCTGGGATAATTGGGCAGCTGAGCTTATCCTTATCTCCGTCAAGGTTCCGCCAACTGGTGCGATGAACTTGCGGAGAAATAGACTGTTGGCTGCCACTGAGTTACTTGAGATAGTAATGATAGGCCCGCTAAGGGAGGTGGGGTTGGCTGAGGTATAGTAAGGGTCACCGATGATCGCCTTGCCTGGGGTGAAGGCAACGGTGGAGTCAGAGGAAGCTTTCTGAGTCTCAATGATCGGGTTCGTAAGGCAGGGAGTATCTGGGCCACCCGATACCAGATAAGACCACAGATAGAGATGGTCAAAGTAATGGCCGATGGGGTAACTTCCGGAATTATAGCCGAACAACCGGAAACGATTGTAGGAGTTATCCGCCTGAGCACAGTTATCCACGTCGGTGAGATTGATGGACGTGAGAACCCCGTTGAGGTAGATTGCCACAGAGCCGGTCGTGTTGTTGAAGGTGATGTCCCACTCGATGCAGCAGGGTGTTTCCATGGCTACGACTTCCACGGAGGTAGCCAACACCACTGGGCTGTTCTGCGGATTACCCCTCATGACGACTATCTGACCAAGGAGGTTAATCCCGATAGTCGTTTGCGAACCAACGCCCGACCAAAACCCGATGCAGCATCGATAGGAGGCGACTTCTCGACTATCTCCCTCCCACATTATGGTCACGCCGCCGATGGACCGGGCATAGTTACCTGGCAACGACTTGTAGTACCCCTGCTCTTCGGTACTGTTACCTTCGTGGATCAGTTTCAATGAGGTCCCCCCGAAGGCCAGGGAGTCGGAGACTATAAAATAGCCGTTGGGGGAGACACCCGTCCACTCGCTGCCGAGCATCTCGGTGTTGAGCGGGGGGTATAGTGCGGCGATTGGACCGTACTTATCGAAGCCGTCGATAAACTCATGGTCAGGAGTAGCCATTAGCGAGTTCCCTTAATTGAGCCGGTAATCGATCCCGTTATACCGTTGAGATTGGGGGGACATACGATCTGAGTTATCTGCCCCAGCGATACTGAAGTCGAGGCTGCCTTGATGAAGGTTGCGGTCGTCGCACCGAGGGCAAATCGGAGAGTACCGACAGATATCCCCGGGGGTGACTGAATGTCAAAGTCAGTCTGTGCGGATGGTGCACCCGCGGCCTGAATATCATTGGCGACAATAGTAGCCTGACAATCGGGAAGGTTGATCGGCAGTGTCCAGGCCAATGGAGTATCGAAGATAGCAAGTATCTTCGAGGCAACGGGGCTCTTCGTGAAGGCAAACCCGTAAGGATAGACAATCGTCACCGCGGTCGGCGTCAGATTGATGCCCGCGGTATTTGTGCTTGAGCCCACCCCGTTGATCGCGACAAGAAAGTAGGTGTAGGCCTGGCCTCCCGTCACAGCAGTATCCATATACTCAAGCGCAGATGCCGCGGAAGTGCCGATCAGCGATGCCGAGCCGAACGGTTGAGACACACCCGTCGCTCGCCAGACCTGATAGCCCGTCACGTTGTCGTTTACCGAGTTAGCATTCCACGTCAGCTTGACGAAGATCGAACCCGATGAGCCAGCAAGTCCGGTCGGCATCGAGGGGGTACCTCCTGTCCCAGTACCGAAACCCTTGCCGGTCGGCGTAATTGTGTAGACTGCGACCGTGGAAATATCCTCGACGCCTCCGCCGAAGATATTGTAGCTCTGGAACTTGAGGTAGAGTGGAACCCCGATATACTCTTCAGGAAGGTCATACTTGAAGATCGAGCTATCCAATCGGGCGAAGTTTGTGCCGATAGCATGAGTTCCCCCAGTTGAGCCATACTGCGCGCGGTAGAGGTCATCGAGATCGTAGAGGTCGGTCCCCGTCAAGGTCGCATTCTCATAGGACAGGATTTCACCATCCACGTAGCTGCGAGTTACGCCGTTTGCTGCATCTATCCCGCTTGCTGCATCCTCGAGTTCCCCCTTGCTCATCGCCATGTTGACCTTAAGCGTGTGGGTCGTGTCCGGATTTGCACCAGCATAGGCTGCAAGGACTGCTGTCAATTTACCCTGACGAGCAGCCTGGTCGACCTCGCCGATCTTGTTGAAGGTGACGTTATCCGTGCTCAACCAGACATATGCGCCGCCCCAATTGGGATTGTAGTTCGTTCCGTCACCGCCCGACACAGCAGCCCAAACCTGAGGACCGCTGGCGAGTGAAGACGTCGGCTCGAACAGGATTGGCGGATTAACGGGTCCTGGCGAGACTGCCGTATTGACCGGCGTGTTAGTCGTCGGCTGAGACACCGTGGAGCTGTTGGTCGATATGCTCGAGGGGTATTCCTCCGCAACAATCTTCAACTGGTCGTCGTCGTTCTCGTTCACCTCCCGGATCAACACAAGGAAGGTCCCGAACCGAGGATCGGTACATTCAAGAACGTCCATCGGTTCTAGCCGACAGAAGGAGACGGGGAGAGTAAACTCGAAGGTATTGCGAATATACGCTTTCCGCTGTCCCATGAAGGTGACCATGATCGCGGCCATATCCGGGTCAGTAATCTCCTTGGCATTCATCGTGTCTTCGTTCTTTAGACCGAACTGATCGACCAGTCCTTGATCCCTCCAAGGAACGGGAAGCTCGTTGTACTCGTTGTTCCGGTTATTGATAATGATGGAGAAGGCGTTGAAGGCGTCTGCGGGGTCTGTTCGGTTAAACTGGATAGGGTCTTCGCCCTGCTGATAGACGTAGTCCCGGTCGCTGATCGAGTAGCGGATCGGAAAGTTCGCTAGGTAGGTTACCCCGTTTGCCGTAATGTTATCCGGGCCATAGGGATGGAACTTCAGGGAGTAGCCCGTCCAGACGATTGCCGTATTGCACAGGTCCGCCCAGCGCTGAAGGATTTCTCCCGACTGCTGCTGATCGGACATGAAGGGCGAGATGGCAAAACCCATCGCCTGACAATAAGTCTGGAAGGTACTGTCGCCAGTCGTTGGTGCATCGACCGTGGAGAGGAGATTCGACAGGATATCTGTATTGAAGCCCACCCCGTGAATATTATTTGCAAGAAAGTCCTCGATGACCAACGCGGGATCAGCGTCGGGAACAGTTCCGCCAACTCCAGTATTCCACAGCAATGCCTCAGTCTCGAAGCTGTGCTGCGGGAAAGCGTTCGATGCACCAAGGTCATAATTCTGGACTGCGAGGTATGCAATGTCTGGATATCCCAACGCCTCTGTGGGATGAGCCGAGGTTAGGTAACCCCAAGGAGCCTGAGGATTGGTACCCACAAACAGAGAGAAGCCAAGCGCCGCATAGCTCGTCTCCTTTGATTGGTCTTTCCATACGTGGGTGATGTCGTTTATCGGGCCCCAACATAGACCCAACTCGAAAGACCCGGAGTAGGTATAAGAGTCTACACCCTTACCGCCGCCGCCCTTACCCCCTTGTTTCTGCTTGTGGGACTGGAAGTCACCTTGCCAGATGATGTTACCCGCGCCTCGGTTCTTGCCATACCAGAGGCTAATGGGAACAGCTGAAGTGGACGTCTGGACAGCAAGCCCCGTGAACTGAGGTTTAACCTTGCTTCCGCCACCACCAAAGAAAAAACTCATACTGCCCTCCAGAATGAGTAAACCCTAACGGGTCGACTGTGAGTGGCATTACGGACACCTTCACTGACCTGTATCTCCTCGACCCTCTCGGCGGGTGCGGAAGCGTGGATCACGAAAGGCCACTCGGTAACAATCGCGCTATGGCTGAAGGTTCGTCCCACTCGCCATACTAAGATATCCGCCATTAGGGGCTTATACCCTTCCGCTTCCCACAGGTGCAGTGAGGTACCCTCCTTGATGGGCGGACCACAGAACGACTCAATAGTACCGAGGTACCTTTCTTCATCGCGATGAAGGTGCCAGTCTCGCGTGTATTTGCCGGGGTCGAAACGCTCGATTAGCCCGGCCTCGGCGTATACTTCGATGAGTATCCGCGCGCAATCGACGCCGCTACCCCTGATCGCTGCCCGGTGACGATATGGCGTACCATTCCAGGTCCTCGCGATGTCGCGAACGAGCGCGCGCTGCTCAGTCTCGGTCATATACCCGTCTCCGCTACCGGAATGAACGGGAAGCCCTTGAACTTCTCGACCCAGCCTACACCATGGTATTTTGGACATCCATGAGTGGCATCATCAGTTCGGGTGCAGCCGGGATATGCCACGAAGGGGTCTCCCGATGAAGGATCAAAGTCCAGTGGGTAAGCGAGGTATAGCTCGGAGGAGGTTGCACGGGCAATAGTGCGGACACGAGTTACCGAATCGCCATTCTCTATATGTATTTTCCCAAGACTATAGTCAGGACCTGCACCCGTCCAGGGGATAACAGTTCGGGAGGGAGTACCCCCGTCGATGGTTGTGTTGACCGCCCAGTCTGCCTGGATCACCCCGCAGGCCTGGTCGCCCCAAGTATTCTTGCAGTTGGGTTCCCACAGGAACGCCGGTGCCTGTCGGTTGAGGAGCACCAAGTCAGACTTGACGTTGATCGTGGCAGTCTGCCTTCCCACCTTGTTGAGAGAAGATACAAGTCCAAGAAACATGGGGAAACCCCCGAGCCAGGGCTGTCCCCAGTTCGTGGCGATATAACGGTCACGTCGGATCGAGGCACCATCAAGTCTTCCCTGGAGCAAAGCCTGAGACCAGGTCAGCGCACCTTGGTAGGCAATCGTCGAGGGGTAGTCCACCTGAATTTCCTGCTCATCCACCTCGACGCCCAGGTTATTCCTGACCCGGAGGCCTCTGATGAGGACAGTATCCGCGTAGAAGGTCTGCCTCGAGATTTCACCCACGGGAACCACATGGATATTCTGCTGTGCAGTTGTATAGCGAAGGGGACTTCCCACCTTGGGAAAGATGGTAAAACAATCCGCGTAGACAAACTGCGTCGACTCCATAGCCGCAACAGTGTCCGCCTCAATGTATCCGGGCTGGGGAGTAATAGGCCTCATTGGATAATACTCCTGAAGTTGCATTCTTGCAAGGACCAGAGCTTATCCATAAACTTCTCAAAGTCCATCTGATCTTCAAGGAATCTACAGGCAAAGAAGAACTGGAAACTCGCGGACACTACGCCGGCCGCCGGTGCGCTATCAAAGATCACCAGATTGGGGGGTGTAATCGTGTAATCCGCGGGATCGACCGTATACCGATAGCGGATGACCACATTGTCGGAATTGTCGGTCGCATTGAAGGTGTAGACACCAGCCGCAACAGCATACTGGCCCGCAGTCGGGGCACCCGTCACCCTGGTCATGGGAGTACCGCCCTTGGTAACTCCGATGTCCTCGATGAACGCCCCCGCGTGAGCAACGGTTATCGTATAGGGGCCGGTTGCGGGAATAGTCCCGGCCTCATCGGTGGTCAGGTAGACAGTGATAGTGTTGTCCATGTCCACTTGACCAACCTTCTCACGAAAGGCTCCCATGTTCCGGCAAAGGGGGAAGGTAGTCGTGAGACCATCCGACCCTGAACAAACGCCGTTGACAACAAGGTAGTCATCAGGGTCCTTGAACAGCCAGGAGTCGTATGATCCCTGGCGAGCAAGAAAGAATCCCATGATCGTCTTCAGAGAACTCTCCGCTCCCGACCGATCCTCGAGGAACTCATAGGTAAGCGTGAAGTCCCAGCGCGGGAACTCCGCCATTGCGTTTCGGATTTCATTGCCCGAAGGAGCCTCGCTGATCTTGGTATTGAACATCGGCTTCTTATGAACTGAGAAGGAAAGACCCGGCAGAGCCGAGTCAAAGGGGTCGAGGGCCTGAGGGATCGACGGATTGGACATCGAGTTGCCGAAGCCGGGGAAGGGATTAGTACTCACGGGTAGGTCCTCCGGGGCTGGAACAAGGGCTTCAACTATAACTAGGGCAATGCGGACATTGGGAACTCCCTCCATAAGGGGCTCCGTAACCACAAAGGCAGTTCTAATGTTGGGTGATCCCTCAGATAGGGGTTCCGTAACAATGTAGGGAACTCTAACATTGGGAACCCCTTCAACAAGAGGTTCATTGATTACAAGGGGAACACGAACCTCACTCATGAGTGCACCTCAAAGCCCGCCTCCAGGACATTAAGCTCAGCGGTAGTAAAGTCTGTTCCTGTATCCGGACTAACTTGCCATACATCTGTCCAATGTGAGTAGTCCTGGTTAAGATGGAACTCAAGAGTGCCCAGTGAAAGGGTAGTGCTAGTCTTGAGGGCTGCCTTAATAGTGCGCTGGGTCGCGTCGTCTTGACGAGCAACTAGCCGAACCTGAACAGCCCTAGCAAAGGGCCCCGTTTGGTTAGCAGCCAGATCGTATAGGTCATAGTCGCTTACGGTAGGAGTATAGACATATTTAGTATCATCTGTCCTAACCACATTAACAGACTGCCAGTGGGTAGCAGCCGGAGCAGTACCTCCTATTGAACTATCAATGTGGGTGCCGTCTGCTATTACAGCCTGGGTCTTTACTCGAAGATTACCTAGGAAGTTATCATGGATATCCCCCGAACTGTCATTTACCGATAGATCATCTATAACAAATCCGTTATAGTACGAGTTTAGGTTAATACCCTGGACTACCCCGAGGCAGATACAATCACCGGCAGCGATGTTAGTCGCGGGTGCATCGATTACTGTTTCATTGTTAACCCTAATTTCCAAAGCACCTGTATTACTAAGACCGAATGTAATCTTGATTTGAAGATGAAACCAGACATCTTCCAAGAATACCCCGGTTACCGAGGTTATTAGCTGAGATACCGTAACACCGATATTTGTGGGATCACCCGTCCAGACCCGGATGATACCGTTGGGCGACAGAGTTACTGCAATCCGGCAAATCCCATAAACACCATCGTAGATACCAATAGCTCCACCCCCCGGAATACCGGCAACCACCGAATTGGAAAGTCGCCTACAGGCGGCGTTGAGGATGATGGTACTTCCACTATAGGTGATGGGATGGACAATTCCAAGAAAGTAAGGACCCCCGGAGGAGATTATGCTTGCGCCGAAGAACATAGCATTACCAAAGCCAAAGCGGCCTGTAGTGGTAGCCGTGGGCCAGGCAAGGTCTACATAGGTATCATTATTTGGCTTACGAGAGATATACCACCTCTCCGCAGCCAAGTACCCTTTCATGGTAACTTGGCTAGAATTGGAGGGTATCCAATCGAACCCATTTACGTAATTGACTGTCATCGGAACTTCAACCCCCCGTTGCGAACCTCATTCTTAATCCACTTACGAAGGGTACGACCATCTTCACGAAGCAGTTGATCCATGCTCGCACCCATGTTGGTGTGACGCGGCTGATAATAGAAGTTAGCGCTGTCCCCGCCTTGCTGGTTCGTCATGCTTTCCCGAACAGAAGTAGCAGCCGCGGAAACACTACCGATCATACCCGAGGAATTACGAGCGGTTAAGGCCGCACGAAGGGGTGAGGCGAATTTCTCGGGAAGTACCATCTCCTTCTTGTGAAGCAGTGACAGCTGACCATCCTGGCCCACCTCACCTTGACCCCCACGGGCGGAGATAAGCGCACCGAACCCCAGTACTGTGGCAAGGGCAAGCGCAGCGGCCGCGGGAGCCGAGACGGGACCAATGAAGGGAATAACCACAGTCGACTTATATGCGCCCGCCGCTGACTCTGCAGCTGAGGTACCAATGTTCTTCATACCGGCGGCTGCAGCTACTTCGGTTGAGGTCGTAGCCCCCGCGATTGCTGCCTGGGACTTTAAGGCCTCAGCAGCAACAGCAGCCTGACCCTCAGCCCGCATAACGGATTCGGTCACAGCCTTGCGGGTGAACAGGGAGACGATCCAGTCTTCGACCATCTTCAAGCCCATGTCCATGAACTTGTAGACCAGCTGGTCGGCCACCTGAACCATTGCATCACGGAACGTGATCGACCGGGTCCATAGGCCTTGGAACGCGGAACCCATCGCCTGCGTCAAGGTTGATGCAACCTCACGCCACTTCTGCGCCTGCATCGCGGCCATCTGATTGGCGAGTGTATTGACGTCTCGAGCATACTGACGGTTCATCACCATCATGCGAGCGTTATGCTCGGCTTCTTGTTGCTCTAGGCCCTGGTTAAGGGTGATCCTTTGTTGGATCAATTGTGGATCTGCGCTACCTCTCTGTGCTATCTCAGCCTCAATAGACCGCTGAATTAGTGTGAGTTGATCGCGGACTGCCTGAGCCCGAAGCTCATACATGCGCTGCTCATGAGCTACGTTATCCGCATACTCCTGGTCAAGCAACGCGGCCTTCTCGAGGATTGCTTCACGTTCGGAAATCAACCCGTTCTGAGCATTGAAGTCCGAGTTGTCTCCCGACTGACCTCGATTGATGTCGGCAATCTGACTGCGAGTATTCTCCGCGGTGCTGTCAGCCTCGAGACGAGCCTGGATGCCCTGGCGCTGTTCGGCAAGTAACGCCTGCTGCTGCCTACGCTCGATTACGAGACGCTCCCGGTTCGCCCGGATCACCTCGCGAGACGTGTCACCGTAGTATGCCCGGAGCGCAGCGATCTTCTGATCCTGCAACTCAAGCTGCTTCGCGTAATCATCCTGTGCAACTGACTGCTGGTACTCGATGTCCTCGACATAGGAGTTAATCGCATCCCGCCGAGCCTGACGTTCCTCGGTAAACATCTGCGAGGTCGAGCCTGCGTTCGTCGGCTTACCCACAATGGAGGCCGGTGCCTCAATGTGCATGTGGTTAGTATGCTGCTCCGACGCCGTTCCCGTTCGACGCGGGATCAGTGGACCAGGACCATCACCGCCAGGCTCATAGATGCGACCATTCCACAGGACGCGGTAGCCACGGTTCTGGTAGGATCGGGCAATAGCATCAAAGCGAGCTGAAGATCCACTGTCCGAAGCCTCGTTCCCGACACCCGGAATATTCACGTCGATAGCGTTCTGGTGACTGCTACGATGAGCGCCCGGGGTGATACCGCCGAATAGTGGATTCTCCGTAACACTCAGTCCTTGACCCTGCAACTCACGACCGGCCATCTGAAGGGCCTGCATCCGCGAGCGGAAGACCTGGACACCCTCACCATAGACATTGTTCGTCGTGCGGGCTTCATCCTGTAATCGCTTCTCAGCAGCCTCCCTAGTGCGAAGCGCTGCAGCAAGGCCCGTCTGAAGTCGAGCCTGTGCCTGGGCAACGGCTACCTGATCGCGCTGTGGATCAAGCAGAGCGGTCTCGCGCTCATAGATACGCTGCAGACGAGTTTCCTCGTCCTCATAGGCATTGCGGATAGCCTGACGAGGATCGACCGATGCCTCTGCACGACCTCGGACAGTTCTGATCTCGACCTGCTGCTGAGCCTGACGAGCAATCCGCAAAGTCTCCTGTGCAGACTGAAGAGTAGCACGAGCCTGATCGAGCCGGACCTTTGCTGCCGCATATTGACCAGCAGCGGCGTCCAGTCCCCGGCCTGTAGCGCGCATCTGCGCCTGACCCGCCTCCCGTTCGGCGACCACAGCAGCGTTAAGGGCAGTCTGAGCTTCTTGCACCCGACGGAGTGCATCTGCATAGCCAACACCTGCGCGCTGACGATCTAGCTCGAGAGCTTCACGGCTATTTGTGTTAGCACGTTCCTGCTCGCGGTTAAAGTCTTCCAGTGCCTTACGGAGATCGTCGAGGGTTGCCTTACGAACCTTCTCCGCGTCGATCAGGTCGAGGGTTGCCTTCTCGGCTTCCTTTGTCTTACCCATCATCAAGCCGATGAGCAAGGTAAAGCCGATGATTGCAGCACCCCAGGGACCGGCCATGAACGCAGCGACACGTCCTACAGTGCCGCCCAGCTGTGCAAGGGCCGAGGCGGTCTGACCGCCCTGCTGCGCGAGGATGACAAGCCAATTGATCCCGGAGGCAAGCGATGCAGTAACGTCCTGAGCCTGATAGCCCATCTGCACATAGACAGAGTTCATCCGGCCCATCGACCGGACGTTCACGTCCATCTGCGCCTTCGCCTGCTGCTGGATGCGCGTCCACTCACCCGTCTGAAGCTTGTTCTGCATCAGGAGCTGGGTGGCCTGCTGCATGACCTGGTTGTAGCGCTGCTGCGCCGCGAAGACCGGGTCGATGCTCGCGCGCAGTTGCTGAGCGGCAGCCTGTGCCTCGAGTTCTGCACGGGCCTGCTGACGAGTTGCCTCCGCCGCCTCACGCGCAGCAACAGCTGCCGCACGTTCGGCGTTCCGCTTCTCCGCCGCCGCAGCCTTCGCTTCGGCAGCTGCCTGTCGGGTCGCCGCACGTTCGGCTTCCTTTGCCGCCCGGACCTCGTTCGCCGCCTGCTGTGCAAGTCGACCT